TAATTATAATGTAAAAAAATATCATAAACCGTACTACTTATAAAGCAATTGTCAATATCTCCAGTTTGTGCCGATTGATAATAACCACCAGTTGCATATTTCAATGTTGCGGATAATGTTGCGTTATAATAAACAACTACTCCACCAACTCCAGACCCACCTGTAATTACAACTCTATCGTTAAATAATTTTAAAAATGGGAATATATATCCATTACCAGTAAATGATAATGCACCGATACTATCATCAAGTGAGTTATGTAGATATACTCCATTTGTAACCGAACTTGTAATAATACAGTTATCTTCTACTTCCTGAAAGTATCTAAAACTTGAGCCTGTTGTTACAGGGTGTGCGAAAGTTTTTGTCGTGGGGTTAAACAACCAAATTCCTATATCGGTTTGGTCGGAACTTAAAATAACCTTTCCACTTTTTCGCACAAAACTATATAGAGTGCCTACTTGCAATTCGGTTGGTAAATCTACTTCAAAGAAGTTTGCAAAATCTACCGCTCCGCCAATTACCGCTAATTGTGAATTTATAATCATAATTCCCCCCTTAACCTATTACAACATTGACTGTTATAGTCGTTGTTGGTGTAGTTGTGCAAGTAAATTCTAAACTGTCAGTAGCCTGTGCTGTTGCCCTAATCTGTGCATTTGCATAGTCTAAATAACTTGCTGGTGCTGGACTTACAGTTATAATATTAGTCGCCGTTACACCGCTAACTGTTTTAGTCGCTACATTTGCTGTCCAATCGCCGACTGCTATTTCTACTGTTGCAGTTACTAATGTTGCTTGTTTACTATCAATTCTATCTTTAACAGTTGTAGAACTATCGTACGCAAGTTGACTTGCTGGTTGGAATATAAGTCCCGCACCAACCAAAGTACCAGTCGTTATAAATTTAATGTTACTTACTATTGTTGTATTTGTGTCTTTTCCTACTACATCGCCAACTGCAATTATATTTAATAAAGCATTGGGATTTGTTGAAGTCGCACTATTTGCTGATAAATTAATTGCATTTCCGCCAGTAGCATTTACAGCACTTGTGAAGTTTGCATTTACTGTTCCACCAACAGACAATAATGTTGCTTTTGTCGCTTCACTATTATAAAGTTTGCAACCATCTAATACTACAAGTCCATCGGTTTGATTAATAGCACTAGCACTTCCGAGTGCTGTAACATCTCCACCGTGCATATTCAAATAACCTGTGCCATTGAAAGTTATAGCATCTGTTCCACTTTCTTGGCAATTTACATTGAATATATGGCTTTCTACATTTGCACCAGCACCACATACAACTTTATTGTATGAGTAACTTTCAAATATGTGAGTTGTGCCATTGATTGTTAATGTTTTGCTTGTTCCAGTAAAAACACAACCTTTGATTGAAATAGGAACTCCACCCGCACTAAATGTAACATCTCCACTGATTGTAGCCGATACATTGCTGTCATTAATTAACGATACACCACCAGTAAAAGTTACATCTTCGGCGTATGTTCCACTTGTTAAATGTATGTTCATACCATTTGTTGCTATTGCAGCGGCTTGTGCTAATGTTTTAAATTTTCTTGCTTCTGAACCGTCTTGCGTATATATATCAGTTCTATTGACATCAACATATAAATCTTTTGTTACTGGTATTATTATTTCTTTTGTACCAAGTGCTGTATCTATTCCTGCTAAATGTCCATCACCATCTGTGCTTGTTGGTGCGTAATTTGTAGCGGTGTAACCACTTTCAACATCTGCCAAAGTATCTGAATTTTTATTGAAATAATCAGTTAAATCTACTTCATCTTCTGGTCTAACTTGTAAATCGCCTATTGCTTCAACTGGCAACGTTATTACTCTATAATTATCTTCGGTCTGTGTTCTATTATAAATTACTTGCCCTATTGTTAAATCGCCTACTACAATATTATCTGGTCTTGTATATGTACCCGCAATCCACGAACTTATTTGTGCATTACTATCAAATGCGATTGCGGTATTTATACCATTTATCATTGCTCGTATATCTGCGTGTGCGGTTTCACTTATATTATGATTAGATATTGCCGTTGATACATCTGCGTCGTTTGGCAAATTATCAAGTATAATCTTGTCTTCTTTGGACATTAAACCATCTCTGGTTTGAGTTACTTTACCGTGTAATAAATTTACAAAATTATTACCAGTGTCTATTGTTTCTACTAACACAATTTCGTCTACTGGATTTAATACTGGACAATCAACTTCATTTGTATATACTTTAATAGTTACTAAACCTGTTTGGCTGGCGGGAGTACCAGTCGCAACTCGTACACTTGCGTATAAAGTAGCGGGTAATGCATACCCAGTATAATCACTTTCTAATACTGTGTAACTACAAACTATATCTGCTGTTTTATTTATATGGTCTACATTAACTTTACTAAATGTAGCCAACGGCCTATCTGCTAAATTGCTTTCACTATTTGCTCCAATATACAATTTTAAAACCGCGACATTAACATAATAATTATAGTTTTCAAAGCGTGACAAATCTTGTGTAGTAGCACCACTTACATATACTAAAAATTTAACTTTTCTTGCTAAATTATCTGCACCGCGATTTACAACTATTGTGCTAATATTTTCTGGTGCTGTCGGCGTTGCTATTCTTATATAATTACTTGCTGTAATCAAATAAGTAGAAAATGTTAAACTTCTAGCTTGCGGTGTGAGTCCATTTTTTATTTCTAATTGTTCTTTAATCAATGCTTCTGGTTCTGATTTAAAAGATAATATATTTACAAAACCATCACTTATGTTAGATTTATATTCAACGCCGTTTAATTTTTCTTCGTTATCGTCAACATCTAAATCTTTTTTATAAAGTACAGTATTTTCTAAATCAATAATATCTTCTTGTGCTGTGTCCATTTCTTCTTTAAGTGTACTCACATCGCCCTGTAATGTACCCACATCACTTTGTAAAGTGTTGATATCACTTTGTGCAGTTGACATATCTGACTGTAAAGTAGACACATCACTTTGTAATTCTGCAACATCGTCTTTTAACGACTCAAAGTCTTCAACTATTTCAAGTTGTCCTGTCGTTGGATTTATTTCGAAATCGTCACTCAGTTTAACTGTGCCGTAGTTAGTCAAACTAGCTTTAGCAACATATATATTAATTTTGCCATCAGTCTGTGGCAATGGATAATTAACTGGAACAGGTACTAAATTATCTACCATAAGTGGTTCCTCCTACCTTAAAATCGTGGGGAGTCATTACCGTTCTTTTTGTTGCGTCCCCATCTAACAAAAATATTTCATAAATATATGTTTTTATATCTAAGTTTATAGTATACTCTGGTTTAAAATAAAAACTTATAGTAGGAGTATAATATGGTGTTCACACATAGGTTACAACGTCGTTTTCAATCTCAGTAATAAAATAGCCATAATAATATGTGGTAGAAGTATTTGTTAATCTGTGTGCATATAACGTTCTTATCTTTAAAAACTCATCGCTATCTGTCAAATCAGCACTCATACTTGGCGTTCCACTACTAGTAATAATATTAGTAGTATCAAAATCTGTGTCAAAAACTAAATAGAAACTATCGTCCTCACTAAGTGCGATATCTAAATCTAATACAGTATTTCTAGACGAATTTATATTAGAACTAATTATAAATTTAAGGTCAAGTTGTGGTCGAGGGTCTTCTAATGTCAGCACGTATGATGTGTCATAAGTATAAATAAAATCTGTACTTAAATCTCTGTAATACTCTCCGGCAACACCAGTTACAGGAAACACTGTAGGCTCGCTAACTTCTATGTAATCGTCAATTTGCCATAAATAATATTTTTCAGTATCTATAGCATAATAATACACTCCTAATGCACCAGTAGCGGGAAAAGAAGCTAAATCAGCCCCCTCCGTTACTTCTTTTGCGTTGTAATCATTAGTTATACCATCTAATCAATTAATAGTATTAATTCAAGGAGTACCAGTATTAGTTAGCAGTTCTCACGCTAATGTCTCGCTCTCGCCTCGAGGTAAATAAATATTATTGTTTACTACTTGTTTCATTACTACCTCCGGCTTGCTGAACAGCCTGTTGTTGTGCTTGAATCATTAAATTTAAAGTACTTAGTACACTCTCGCTAAATGGATATCCTAATTCTTTCATTTGAGACCAATATAATCGTAATACGGTAGGGTCTTGCGGATTGCCGTAGGCACCGTTTTTTAAATTATTTAAATTTTCTTGTCACATAGCTTCTCTATTTGTTGTTAACATACTGGCATTATCTGTTCCAAATATAAATCTGTCATTATAAAATAACTTACCGTTTTTATCTTTATCTAAAAATAAATATCTATGAAATCTAGCATCTGTTATTGTTCCGTCTATGTTATGTATTGCAATTGTCCTAGGCTCGTCGCAATTAGCCAATAATATTTTAAACATTTTTTCATATAAGTCACTAAATGCTTCTGATTTCATCTTGCGTTTACTCTCTAGTCTAGTGCTAGCTTGAGCCGCTGATATTTCTTTAGCCTTACCACTTTCTGCAGTAGGGTCTCTTTTACCTTGATAACTATCTGTAATACCTAACTCATCTCTAGCTACACCATATAGTGTAGTAGCGAGTATAGCTTCTTGTTGAATACTAGCCTGAACGGGGAATACTCCAAACGAAGCTTTAAGTGCTGGGTCATCAATAGTTACAGATTTTAATGTCTCGTCATTATTAGGAATTGTAACGCCGGCAGGTTTAGTAACAATACTACCACCCTTCATTACATTTTCAAACTCTTTACTAAGTACTCTACTTAGTGCGTCCTGATGCTTAGCTACCACGTCTACGTCACTTAAACCATAGAGTGACTTTCCATTGCTTGTATTTAATCTAAATACAAACGGCATCTCTTGCATATAATATCAGTCAATAGCTGTGCCTTTAGGCACTACTTCTCCGGTTTCTATGTTAACCAAATCATCAGTTAATACTTCTTTTTCTAGTTCTTTATATTCAAAGCTTAAGGCACCACACTTAGGACATATATTACCCTCAGGCACGCTCTCACCACAAGTCTTGCACGCTCTTATCTTACGTAGCTCGTAGTCCTCTTCGTCAAATATAATAGTATCTTTAACCCACCCGAATTTGCTCAGATAGCCTCTATCAGAATAATAATATGCCGTATATAATTCGCACATACCCTTAAGTGCAGGGTCTTCTGGAGGTAATACACCATATATTTTTTTAATTTTACTAGAACTAACTATGTCTCTAGTAAATATATACTCAGCGTCATCTGGGTCTGTAACACCGGGTTGTACCCAAACGTCTTCAACAGGATATCCTTTAACTACTAGTTCTCCTGTTGTTAAGTGTGTATGCTGACTGTTGTCCCAATCAACTAATAATACACTTGTTCCCTGTATTTTAGTATCTCTATCTATCCAGTCATTTATACGTCCCATCTGAATGCGTTCTATTTCATTTTTTAAATGTAATTCTATAATATTAGCACCAGCTTTATGCTTGCTATCCCTCTCTGTAACCTTAGGATATGGTATAGAATTATCTACCTGAGTTTCAATCATTTCATAAGCTATCTTACGCGTTACTTCAGCTAATTTTTTATAAGCTGTTCCGTCTGACTTATAGCGAGTACCAGTACCTAAGTACTGGTCGCGTCTACGATTAGTTATTTCAGTTGTTACTTCAGTTCTCTTACCGTCGGCATCGTGAAATAACACAAGCCACTCGTCTAATTTTTTCTTATTCAATAGGTTGTCCTCACAGTTTAATTAATTCTTTTCTTATAGTAGGTGTAGCGTTGTTATAATCTTCTAACTGGTCACTCTCGTAGTGTGTATATCTAATTACTTCTTCCGCCTCTTGTACCTCGCCCTCAATATAAATCATTCTATTTAGTGCTTGTGTTGCTGCGTCCACCATATCGTCGTTTTTACCAAGTGGAAACGAGCAGAACTGGTCTATAAATATATCATTAAAGTTACTGTACTCAGGCAGTCACACGTGACCACTCTCAATAGCAGGTGATATAGCACTGACTCTAGACGACTTACCACCGTTAGGTTGTACGGGTATTATACCGACGAACTCTCTCTGTAATGTATTAATAATAGCAGAGCCGTTAGCTTTATCTTCTATATAAATATATCTTATACCGGGTCAGCGGTCTCTCATCTCACGTATTTTATCACACGTGTTTACGAATGACAGCCTCTCGTTTATTAAATCTATTAAATAATAGTTTTTATTTTTTTTACCTCATATCTCAATAGCGACGAAGTCACTTGTTGCCGCGTCTTTAAATGTAGCGTCTACACTCATACTAGTGTACTCTAAGTCTCTAGGTAGCACTTTATAATACTGCCACCACGACCTCTTAACTATTTCTCCTTCTTCAGACACGGGGTGTCCCTGATATAGTGACTGCCACGCTCTGTGTCCGTCCTTGCTCAGATATGATGTTTTAAATGATTTTAACCACGCGTTGTCTCGTCCTAGTTCTGGTGCCAATGCATCTCCCAACTCTCTGTTTAGTGGGTCTGTCTCTGGGTCGTCGCACTCGCAAGGTATATTAATACAAGTTACTCCTTCTGTCTCTCTAGTAGCCAGTCTACCGTAGAAGTCGTCCTCGTGCCAGCGGGTCTGTATTACTATTACTTTACCGCCCGGTTGTATACGGGGTTTATATGTGCTGAGTCACTCGTTCCACACGCGGTCTCTGTTAGTCTGACTCTCAGCCTCTTGTCTGTTTTTAATAGGGTCATCTACTATGAGGAGATGTGACGGTTTACCGCCGACACCTCCCAGTAGACCTGCACTGAAGCAGCCGCCGTGAGTCTTTTCTACCTCGAACTCTACATTACTGTTGGGTGACGAGGCAAGACTTATGTTAAATAATTCTTTACCGTACTCTGTTAGTTTCTCTCTATTGCGTCTACCGAACAGTTGTGCGAAGTCCTCGCTATAACTTAATATTACAACTCTGTGTCGTGGGTGGTGTCCCAAGTAGTACGACGGTAGTGTCTCTGTAACTGTAAGACTCTTACCGTGCTGTGGTGGCACCGATAATAATAATATATCAACGGCACTAGTACTCTTTTTATTTAAAAATTTATCTATCTCATTGCACAGGTACACGTGGAATTTACCAGCTATGTACCCCGGATTTGTATACTGTACGTATGACAAGTAATTATTTCTAGCCCTACGTCTCATCTGTTCTCGTTCTACCTCTTGTTGTAGCTCTCCAACAGTTATTACTCTACCGTCGCTGAGTGTTATTTCTCTGAATGGGTCAATTACTTCTGCGAACGGATTATTACTCCCCGGTAGTATCTCTCTCACCGCTTCACTCCTTAAGTTTTTTTACTAGCTCGTGGTCCATCTGACGCATCAGCTCCTCAGCCTCGGACTGGTAGCCCGGTATTTGAGAGTAGAGCCTGTACGCACGTTCCAAATATTTTTCATATGTCTCGTATGCTTTAGTTATATTATATGTGAATTTTTCAAACTTATTACTTGTTGTATTATTACTCACTTGTCGGTTCTCCCTTTATTTTAGTTAATATTTCTTCTAGGTCCTCATCGGACATATTACTCAGTCCCGACTCGTACGACACGACCTCGTCACGTGGCTTCTCACCAACTGTGTCTCGGACGTATTCAGCGGCACGTGTGTCCTGCTGGAATACAGCTTTATCTATTTGTCCCAGTGCTACCATATCAGCGATTGTAAGTCTCTCACTAGTCATAAATTTACTCAGTCGAGACGGATTATCAAATATCTCACTGGGCTCAACGTTTAAATCCAGTAGTGTGCGTAGTGCTCTGCGAAGACGACGCTTTTCTACTGTCTTAGTTCCTTGAAGTGTGTTAGTTTCTTGTCTAGCCAATGCTGCTAGTCGTTGTTGCTTTATGTCCATTTCATCTCCTTATATACTCTTCTTCTGCCTCTTCGTTTGAGGGGTAAGTTATTATAACTTGAAGAAATGAGTAGTCTATTGTAATTGTATTATTATTTAAAATAGCTGTATACATATATGTATCCCTCTATATATAAAAGGCGTAAATTTTGGAAAAAGTAAAGTAAAATCTTTTGAGAGGGGGTAGGGGTGGATTTAAAAATTGTTGAGGGAGTGTGAAAAACACTAGTATAGGTGTGATTGTGCAAGATGGGGTGGGGGTGTGATTGATTTGATTGTATATTAATAGTATAGTATTTGCGTATGACCAGTCGTACAATTTGCAAGAGTGACCGACAAACAGAGTGGGGCAGACAGCAACCACTAAGGAGAACAGATATGGTAACAGTAATAGTAACAATGGATAGCGAAGGCACAGTATTAAGAACGAACTACACAAGCAGAACGGTTAAAGCAATAACAAAAGTACTAACATATACGATGTGGGAATGTACAAAAGACAAGGAGTTTGGTGTAGATGTTGTTATAGACGGAAACGTCACAATAACAACTAGAGAAAAGACAATAACAATAACCGAAGAGGAAATATAATAAGAGAAACCCGAAAGGGTTTTTTTTTATGCCTAAAATCAATAACAGTTATGCTATTAGTATAACTGTTATTACTGTAACTGTTATTATTCTAAAATCTATCAGCTTCACATAATCGAGCAACTCTGACTATTTATATGTATACACGCACACGATGGGTCGTACAATTTGCAAGAGTATCACAGCAAGTGACAACCGAACATTGACAACTGAATAGCAAGGTTAAACATACGACCTTTAATAGTATGCAAATAATAGGGAGGATTTAAAATGTTAACACTAGAAAATTTAATTGGCGGTGCTAATAAAGAAGCACTAAAAATAGCCAAGCTAATGGTTAAAGATGCAAAACGCATTGAAGCCAAAACAATGAGAATTGTTATAAAAGACGAAAAACTAGCAAGGAAGTGGCAGTAATATGACACCTTGCCAAAGAAAAAGGCGAACAGCGGTTCGCAAGGGGCATCTATCCCACGAAAAAATAGTAGAACACTTTAAAGATACTAACAACTGTTACATTTGCGGTTGTACAGTATCAGACACAGCAATGCAAGGGAGTGAGTTTAAAAAAGAATATGACCACATAGTACCACTATCAAAGGGTGGACAACATAAACTTACAAATCTTGCAGTATGCTGTAAATATTGCAACAGACTAAAAGCCGACAAAGCACTGTCCACTATGGACATAGGCAACGACCACGAATATGACTATATGGACTGGGGCGAATAGCCCTAGCCCAGCCCGAAGGGGCAAAGGAGTTAAAATGTTAGACTACAAGAAAATAGTTACTGACTTAATAGAACAGGTTGACTTGGCTAACGCCGAGTACAGCAAGCAAGCAAATTTACACAATAGAAATGATTACTATTACTCAATGGGAATTGCAACTGGGCTGGAACAGGGATTAAGCACAGTAATTCACACAATGCTACTGCTTGGATTGAATATGACAGACTTTACAAAATTAACAAGGGAGGAGTTAAAATGTTAAGTTACAAAAAAATGAATTATCTCATAACACCCAAAGGTATTTTAGTAGCCGAAGGGCAACGAATAGAACTAGGTGCAAATTATACAGAAGCAGACAAGCAAGAAATGTTAGAGTTTTTATACAAATCATATTATACCGAAATAGTACAGACCGCAGAAGGATATTTTAAACCTAAACAATCTACCGAAGGTATGATATGGCTACACAGAAAACAGGACGGCACGTGTTGCAGATACTGTACCAAAGACGAGAAGGGTGTCAAGAGAGCCAAAGATGGGCAGATAATAGTGTCATCATTCCCAATAACAGATAATAGAGATGAGAAGTGAAAACTTCTCTCTCTTTTTTTTATTTATTTTAAAGCAGGTCGACCGCCGATAAATCGAGCAAGTCTGGTCGTACTTTTGGCAAGGGTGTCCCGAAAAAGCACCGTTGAGATAGCGGAGCAAATAAGACAAAAAATTAATAAGGTGGTATAAAATATGGAAAAAATCTTAAAGTCAGCTCTACTTGAATATATCGGTAACGATAGTACAGTAGACAAAGTTATTGCAGAGTTAAAAGCAATGACACCAGAAACAGCAAGTAAAGGCGTAGATATTGTAGACACTAAATACAAAGTATCTATACTCTATGGCTCTACAATTCAAATTAAATCTAAGCTAGACTTCGGTAATGACATCAAAGCATCTATTAAACACTCTATATGGCTTGAAGGATTATATCTTAAATTGCAAGCCGACAAAACAGTTGTTACTAATGTAAAGGGGGTATAATAATATGGCAGTATTTAATTATATTAAGTTTACCACAAAAGAATATCCCGCTGTTGTTTTATCTAATAAAATGATTAAGCCCGCTATTGCTACTCAGAAGCTATCAAGCCTTAAAGTTGGTGATAAAGTTATCTACACACCTAAAAGTGTCCTAGACAGCAAGCCACAGACACTAGAAATAGCAACAATAGTATCTAGCAAATATATGGGTTGGTAAAACAGTTATAATAGAGTAGCAAGTGCAAATTATGATGTGTCCCTTGTGACTATACATCACTCAAACAAGTCACTTTGCTACTCTTACTTATATAATAAATATAAAATAAGATAGTCCTTGTACTATCTTCTTTTCTTATACTATATGTTATATTGAGATATTGAGATGTACACTCATAAGCAAGCCCTATACCGAAGAATAGTGCATATAGATGACCACAACAGTATTCGTCTGCTAGTGGAGCATTATTGTAGGGAGCAACTAATAAAAACAATAATATATAGTATAAGAAAGGAGTAATATTATGTTAAAAGAACTTAAAAATGTATTGAGCTACTTGGAAACTACTATTCCTAACCAAACACCATATGTATCGTTCGCTAAACTTATTATTGCTAGCGAGTTTTCTGAATATAGCGACAATCCCAAAGAAGTTGAGAAAATAATTGAAGAAATATATGAGATGTATGCGAACTCTGATGACTTTAGCGTATTTGAAGCCATTGAAGAGTGGTGGGATAAGAATAATTGAGCATAATTGTGGACAAATTGTGGATAATTCACAGTCTGTTTTACAACTTTTACAAAACTTTTACAAAACTTTTACAAATATTTTACAAATTCACCCCATTTTGTAAAAACCGACACCCCCGCAACCCGCATTATTTGGTGAAATTTTTACAAATTGGTCGTTTTTTTACAGATTGGCACTATAACCGAATATATATATTTTTATATATCCCTTATATAGCTTCTATATTATTTTTTTATACTTATTCTATATATATCTCAATCTGTAAAATATCACTATATTCTGTAAAAACTTTTTTTATTTTACAGTTTTCTGTAAAAATCTTGTAAAAAAAATCCATTTATACATTTTCATTTTACAAATATTTTACAACTCGTTTACAAAATGGTCATTTATTTTACAAATTCATAAGGTGGAATTACTATATGTTGTATAGATATGTAGAGTGTGATTGCTGTCACAAAAAAATACAAGAAGATGATGTGTTCTATAGTTATGGCAACTTTTGTGGAATTTATTGCTCAAGCGAGTGCGTTATAAAAGCTTGGGTTAGCTGTACTCAACATATATTAAACGACGAAGAAGTTAGAAATCACGGGAGAACATTTGAAAAGAATTAATAGGGGGTGTAATATAATATGTACGAATTAAATAAACGCAATAATAAACAACAGCAATTAGCTAACGAGAATTCGGCAACTGTTAAAAATATTAATGCAAACATAGAACGATTAGAACAACAAAAGAACGACTATAATAAAACAATAATTAAAGAACTTAAAGAACTAACAGATGAAGCTAAAAAAGAGTACGCTATTAGAATACAAAACGGCGAAACAATATATACTATGATTAATAACACCTCGGGCGTATACAATATGTATTTTATGTATTTTAAGAAAGAACATATGTACTACGCTATAGAGTGTACTATTGTACCTAAAATAACTTATGACCACGGTGCTACTATATATACAAAATCATATAATACTATTGGCGAACTAGTAGATTATTTATTTCTATCATTTTCTGAAGAAGAAATAGGAGAGTCAGCGTGTCCATTTAAAAACTATAATATGGAGGAATAATATATGTATGACGCACTTATAAACGGTTCAGATGTAATATGGACAGTATCAAATAAAAGTTCGTTCCCTAGCCGCAGCGATACGGCGAGATATAATTTGTATTTTAAACATAATAATAAGTATTATAATACATACGAGTGTATGTGTGGCTGCGGTATGTTATTTACTAGGGGATTTGATAACATTGAGCGTATTATTGAAGATATTGAAATAGAAACAATTGTTAAACCGCCAAAAATCAAAGAGAAGTACTTAAAAGAATTTAATAGAATAACTGAA